TATAGAGCGTTTACTTCATCAACAAATGCGCAGAACGGCAGGGGAAGCCAGAATAGCGCAACACCTTCTTGACGCAATTAGGTATGGTTATGCCCCTACTAAGATAACTTGGAACAGCGAGGCGAGAACCAATGAAATCCAAAACTACGATCCGCGCCGCGTTTTCCACGACCCCCGTGTGCAATGGGGCGATTGGGAGCGGATGCAATATATTATATTTTCCGACTACTGCTCCTACGACGCCCTTCGGCAGACAGGCTTATACCCAAAGCTCGAACAATTCCCTGCTTTGCGAAATCGTATCACTCCCCCGTCAGGTGGATGGGAAGGTCACCAGTGGTCGAAAGAAGCTGGAAGAGGATTGTCAATCGACCCCTCTGAGCGAAATAGAAGAGAAAGTGGGGGAACTTATTTTACTCTTGGGGACAGTCGAGTAATAGACGAAGTATGGGTACGCCTCTCTGGGTATGAGGTTAACCTACCACAGATAGATCAGCTATGGATGCTATGCACCGTACTGGATGAAAACGTAATCATACGCTGTCAGCTTAATCCATACGGACGTCAGTTCCCCGTAGCGATAGGCGGTCTATATCAAGACGCTCATAAGACTTACGGTCAGTCACTATACGACCTACTGCTACCGTTACATGACATTGCAACGTGGTTACTACGCTCTCGTATCGACAACGTACAGGCTGCATTATCAAACCTTATCTTCGTTGATCCAACGCAAGTTGCAATACAGGATTTAATTGACCGCAATCCACATGGCTTAGTCCGTACATTGCCTGGTAATGAGCCAGGAAAGGGAGTGTTTATTGCGCAAGTCCCTGACGTTACCAAGGGACATTGGAATGACATCGAAGCCATGAGCGCCTTAAAGCAGCGTGTAAGTGCTGCCTCTGATGCTCAGCAAGGTGTGCCAACGGCAGAAGGTGGGGTCAGAACGGCAACAGAAATCCAACGATTAACACAGCTAGGCTCGCAGCGCTTGGGTGTATTAGCTCGCGTTATATCTGCTACGTCAGTACGGCCAATGGTAAGGATGATGGTATCGAACATCCAAGACTTCTTCGGTAGTCAGGGCGCTATTCGCATTGGTGAAAGCGACAACGCTGGCGCACTGCGTAGTATGGTGAACGACGGCTACATCGACTTCGACATATCCGACATACAGGGTGAGATAGACTACTTGGTAACAGATGGAACGTTGCCATTAGAACCCACACGCAATGCTGAGACTTGGATGAACATGCTTCAGATTATGAACAACACGGGTTTGAACATGGAATACAGCGCTGGCAAGATTGCAGAAGAGGCAATCAGGGCAATGGGTGTGTCCGACTTAGATCAATTTAAGATTAACAAAGAGCAACGTGCGGAAGGCTTAACACCTTCACAGGAAATGGCTCTGATGGAAAAAGCTAGAGGCGCAAGTGTAAAACCCCAAGGTCAAATAGATAGCGAAGTCCAAAAGGGCAACTTAATACCTATGAGGAAATCAAATGCCAGCTAAAGCAAAACCTAAGAGTAAAAGCAAAAAGGCAAGTATGCCGTGCAACAAGCCCAAGCGTGAAGTTAAGGGTAAAAAGAAGTTTGTCGTGAAGGCATGTGCTAACGGCAAAGAAAAAATAATTCGTTTCGGGGATGCTAATATGAGCATTAAAAAAGGGACGCCATCCCGTAAGAAATCATACTGTGCCAGATCAGGTGGCATCAAAGGAAAGAGCAACAAGTTATCAGCTAACTACTGGTCAAGAAGAGCGTGGGACTGCTGATGGGCGATCTTAAAGTACCTTTAGCTCTCGTTCTCGCAATGGCTGTTCAGCTAGTGGGTGGTGTTTGGTGGATAAGCGAACAAGCCCACAAGATCGGACACCTTGAGGATCAGATAGCCAAGATCAACCAAGACGTTGATACGCTTTGGAATGACACCGCAGATTTAATAACCTTTGCCACTTATACCGAAAACAAATGGGCAGAGGCATACAGTAACGACATGACGTACCAGCGTCTGTTTGGAAATAAACCACCACCACAGGAGAAGTAACATGCCGAAAGTAGGAAACAAAACATTCCCGTACACTAAAGCTGGCAAAGCAGCCGCGAAAAAAGAAGCAGCTAAAAAGAATATGCCTGTCAAAAAGGCAAAGAAGAAGAAGACTTACTAATGGCTAAGACATCCAAGGAAGTAAAAAAGCTAGGTAGCAAAACCCAAACGGGGAATATGCAGCATAAAGACTGCCCCTGCACTCAAGGAAAGTAAAATGAGTTTAGTAGAGAATATTAACAAACGACGAAAAGCTGGGAAGTCCCGTCCTAAGTCTGCTGGCACTGTAAGTAACAAGGCATACAGCGACATGAAGAAGGGTTGGCCAAATTCTAAAAAGAATAAAGCTAAGAGAAAGAAATAATTATGATAACGGATAGTAAAAATCTTGCGTCTGCTATTGACCCGAAGGTGCGTGATTACCTTGACGCAAAGCTGCGTGAAGAATTTTTGCCAATTAGGGACGACTTAAAGCAACTTGCTAGTGCAATATCAGCAGTAAGGGAAGCAGATCAACAGCGCTGCGATACTCTAAGTGCAAGAGTTACTACGGTGCATGAGATCATTAAGCTTTCCAAAGGTCGGGTAGAACGAATTGCCCAATTATTAGGAGATGAAGAGTAATGGCTTTAACTAAGGTTCCTTCCGAGCAGCTTCAGTTTCGCTCTGCGAATACTGGGGATCATCTGCTGGATACATACCTAGAAGACGCTGAGATAGCTGGACAGCGCCTAGATCAGCTTATGGCCAAGCTTTTCAACTCTACTACGGGTGAGATTGACGCATTTCAGTTTACATACTCCAACGACAGCAATGGACAAACCATTAAGCTGTCTATCGGTGGTGGGACTGCAAACGAGATTGCATCTTTCACTCAGCTATTTACGGATATAGCAACAGCAAAGGCAGACGCACTTGCTGAAATGGAAGTTAAGCGTCTTGCGGCTGCAACATCAGAAAGCAATGCAGCAACGTCAGCAACAAACGCTGCAACGTCAGAGCAAAACGCTCTTACCAGTGAGCAACAGGCCGCAGCATCCGCGACACAAGCTGGTACTTACGCCGCTCAAGCATTTCAAACAACGCCTACTGTTATTGCGCAGGGTATTTTACTTGCTCAGCTACACGGTGGTTTATTCGATGGGAGTACATTAAGTGCCTAATATAAGCGTAGCAGATCAACAGGCGTTAGCAACCGAAGTTGGAACACGTCTTAATGGGTTAACAAGTAACACACCAAACGCTGATTTGGTTTACTTGGCCCGAATGATAGAGATTTTTAACGGCAACGCGAACCTAAGTGCCGTTTCAGCCGAAGGTACAACACAGATTAATGCTGTGACGGCCCAAGGTAATACTGAAGTCAGCGAGCTTCAGACAGAAGGTTCAACCCAAATCGCTGCTGTACAAGCGGCAAGCGCAACTGAGCAAGCGGCTCTGGACGGACTTCAAGCGAGCATCCAATCAGCTTTAAACGGCTATCAGATGTCTCCGAGCAAAGTCTTTTTCCTATCACAATCGTAAGAGGATATTATGGCAAACGGACTACTAGGAAAGAAATTAGTTGGAAGCCGCGACACAGAGGTTGTATATACTGTACCTTCTGCAAAAGTGGCTACCTATAACGTAAACGTCTTAAACGATGGCGCAGTAGCGGCCAACGTTAATTTGTATATTACTGACAAGACATACCAGACAGGTGACTTTGTAAATTACGACAGCACACTTTCTGATGCTTCTGTAACTTACACAGCATCAGATGCGGCAAATACGTTAGATTTAATCGGTATGTATTCTTACAGTCTTATTACAGACATGAAGACAACGCCAGTAGAACCAGCTTCGGCAAACACCGCGTCTGATCCAATTGTTGCAAAAGAAATTTTTACATACAACACAGCAACAACAGTTAGCGGCAGTGACTATCATTATTGGGTGGGAGACAGCAATCGAAAAGGTAACCCTCTTTGGTTTCATAACGCAAATGATATGTACCTTCGATCACCAGACGACGGCGCTGTATATACGCATACTAATTACGTAACTAACGGTGGGTCAGCGACAACATCTGCTACCAACTACGGCATGACAGCAAACGACAACATTCTTTGGGCTACTAACCAAGATGGCCCGTTTGCGATGGCATACGTTCAAGGTGTCCCAGGAAGTTCTGGTTCCCTTATAAACACAATCGCAGATTGGAGAGCTACGGCAGCTACTTACAACACTGCGTTTACTTGGGGCTTGGGTGCAATCACAAAGATTGCTGGTGTCAAAACTAACGAAGAAAGATTTATTGTTGGTACTAGCACAGGCTTTAACTACATATCGAACGACGATACGCCAGAAGCGCAGTCTGAGTTTACATCTAACTCTATGTCACCACCAACTGGCGTAAGCGGTCACATGATCGGTGCAGCCGCAATAGCGTCAAACGCAACAGACGGCAAAATTTACATTGCTTACTCAGGTGGCAAAATAGCATATGCAGATTATACATCTTCAGCACCGCTACCAACAACAGGTTACACAGTGTTTGATTTCCCATCAGGGGTTACAAATGCTGACGTTGTTGACGTGCGATCAGAAGGCTCAAACTTGGTGCTTGTTGTGGCTGGCGGTCAAAAGTACAGCACATCAGACCTTGGCGTTACTTGGACACAATCTAAGCATTACGCTAAAATGCCAGTAGGTATGTCTGTATCTTCAATTGGTGGTTCTAATAAGTTTCACGAAATTACTTATGGCACATCTGTAAACGAGTTAATGTTTGTTCGAGGCAGAACTTACCGCATCTATCAAATACATACTAACAACAACGGTCACGCCTTAAACTTTTCTACAACGGCAGACGGTACACATGCTGGCGGCACAGCGTACACAGACGGCATGACATGGCAAATGGGTGACCCATCATCTACAGGCGACTATACAGCAGTCACAACAAACGTAGCGGATTGGAACACCAACCACGCAACATACAACGGCGAAGCAAGAGTAATCGAGTGGACAGTGCCATCAAACGCACCAGACACACTTTACACTTACTGCCACGCCCATTCTGGTATGGGGCAAGCTGTATCAATCGTAGACGAGCCAACTGCTGCGCCACATGACGATCAAACTGCTTTAGCAACAACAACTATTTGGACTGAAAGTAACGGTGACGCAAATCGTTTGTATGATCTTTTCTTTAACGGCGAAAGCTACATGCGTGAAAAACGTTTCTTTGAATTGCCACAAGCTGACAAGTTTGACAAAGCAGAGATCGCTTCAAATGAAATTTTAGAACGTACTGGTATCATGGCATCTGCTGGTGAGCAGCTTGTGGTTACTACGGATCAAGACAACATCATCGTGCGAGTGTACGGCATAGAGGAATAAAACATGGCTAAGAAAAGACGCAGTTATCAGATAAACAGTGGTGACTACAACATTGCTGGTGGGGGCGGTGGCGCAGCATCAGGCAATGTTCGGTTTATGCAAAAAAGCACAACGGCTGTTGCTGGCGGCGGTAGTGGTATTCTTTACATTCCTGGGACTAAAACTGTTGCAAGGCCATTAAAATTTGTTGTTGAAGCTGGCTTGCAAGTTACAAGTCAGACACGTACCGATAGCACAGTTTATTTTGAACACGCTTTTGAAAACACAAGTGTTTCGGCAAGTCAGGTTCAAGATGCTGACGAACTACCTTCGGGTTATAGTGCCACATTGCCAAATGGTATGAGCATAGACGTAGACAGTGATAGCGGCGACAGCGATCAAGGATACGTGCGAATTTCACAAACTACAATCAACTCCAATGCAACGGCTGGAACATACAAGTTCCGCTACAAAGTAGACCAAGGCGGTTGGGGTGCAAGCTATGTTGACTACGAAGTAGAAGTTTGGCCTCAAGGCACAACGCCTATACAAACAAACAGTTCTATTCTACTAAGCCAGATTATACGGAACACTGCCGCAAAACAATATTTGACCGACACAATCACTGGTTCTCAAATTGTAGCCATGACAATAAAAAATGTGTCTGGGTTTCCAACGGGCGTAGTTCCATTAATAGAGACTGATGGTCGTGTTTATGTTGAAAATGTAGGGGATCACCTTGTAGCAGCAGCAAGCCACTCTTTCACAGTAGAAGTTGATCTAGGTCAGTATGGTAAAGTTGACTTTACTTACACAGGCAATATTGGGTACGGCGATCCATACGGAGCAATGTATTGGGGGCCAGCAAACGCAAGATGGGCACCTCAGAACAATCAAGGGCCATATAACGAAACACAATCGCAAGCAAGCTATCACAACCACGAAAAAACCAGTGGTGCGTTACGGCGATATACCAATGATAGATATGACACATCACCTTACGTACACAATGATGGGTATGGGTGCGAGTTTGTAACTCGACTTTATCAATACTGGAATAACACTTACGCTAATCAGATGGGGCAATATAGTAAGTACGGTTTTATGGGGCCGATGGGCGACAATGGAACCGCATGGTGTTCTGGAAATAATTACCAAAATGTTCGTTATACTTGGGTAGTCCCTAATGGTGTGACAAAAATCGCTGCTGTCTGTGTCGGTGGTGGTGCTGGCGGTGGGCAACAATGGGCGTCTGATGGTGCTGGTGGTGGTGCTTTAGTTTGGATGAACGGCATTGATGTAACTCCTGGGGAAGAATTGCAAATAGCCGTTGGCCTTGGTCGACGAGGTGAAAGTTACAACGGCAGTTATGGTGGTGGTCAATCTTGGATTGCAAGACCTACATCCAATGCAACTCAAAATGCTGGTAATACTATTTTGTTTGCTGGTGGCGGTGGTTATCAAAGCTATAACGGTAGTAATCCGAATGGTCAGTCATATAATGGCTGGACTATATCAGGTCTTACCTATTGGAACAGGCAATACACATACAACTTTGGTGACAGCCGTGATGGTGGTGGCTATGGGGTAAACGCCAACGAGGGCGCACAAGTTGACGGTTTTCACTACGGCGGTGGTTGTGGTCAGCGTGATAGTGGTTCTCGTTTTGGTGCTGGTGCTGGCGGTTATCGTGGCGAAACCAACAATTATGGTAACTCTCAAGAAGGTTGGGGTGGTGGTGGTGGATCAGGCTACTACTATTCTTCAACTTACGGTTGTGGCCCAGGAGGTGGTGTTGGCCTAGATGGTCAAGGTTATAGAGGCGCACATGGAAATAACATATACCCACGTACTACTGCCAATGCTGGCTCTGGTTATGGTGGTTCGCAAGGTGCGTGGACATCTTATAGCCAAGGGTCTTCTAACTACTACGGTGCTGGTGGCGGCGGTTCGGGCGGTACGCGAGCTAACTACCGCGAAAGTCAGTATTCAAGTTCGGAACACGGCGGCAACTACCAAGGAAACGGCGGTCTTCATGGCGGCGGTGGAGGGGGATCAGGAACCTCATGGGGCGGCGGTCACGGCGCGGCTGGTGGAGTACGCATTATTTGGGGTACTGGTCAAGATGGTTCTGAACGATGTTTTCCATACCAGTACACTTCTGAAAAACCTTCGATGAAGTACAACGGAGAATAACCAATGGCAGACGTTATTGACAGAGAAACGCTTTTAAAAAATATCAGGACAGCCCGTGATGAAAAGCTTAGACTTAGCGACATTGATATGCTCCGCGCTATCGAAAGTTCGTCTTCATGGTCGGCTTTTAATACGGCAAAAACTGATTGGGTAACATATCGACAAGCCTTGCGCGACTATCCTTCAACAATACCAGAAACCTACGAAGACGATCTTTCTGACGTACCAGCAATTCCAATGGCCCCTAATGAGGCGGCTGTTTCAACTGAAACTCCAAGTGCAATAGAGGAATAACACTCACAATGAAAGTTAAATTTATGACTTACACCGATCAGTTTGGTGACACTAAACATTTAAACCCGACAAAAGTAGTAATGACCCAAGCCCACAATTTTGGCCCCGTAGACGAAAACGGCATGATTGCTGAAGAAAACAGGGGCATGATGATCGGGTTGGGTGCAGATGGTTATGTAATATCCAGAGGCGAGACATCCGAAGACTTTATGAAAAGACTTGCGGAGTGCCTTGATGGGGATAGCTAGTCCGTTTGATATTCCCATTCTGATTGAAGACGTTAAGGATGGCGAAGATATAGCCAAAGAAGTATGCGATGCTGCATACGATTTACGCGACCAAGACCCTAACGGTAGATTGATAAGCCATAAGTTTAGAGAACACGCAAGGGCTACCAGTAAAGAAGAATTGGATGAACATGGCTGGACTTGTCACGGCACATTTCATTTACAAAGAGACAAAAGGTTTCACAGAGTACATACCGCTACCGTAGACGCTATGGCGAAGTATCTTACTCATATGAAAAAAGGGCTACAGTTTGCCCTTACAAATTCATGGGTATCAATATACGGACACGGTAGTTTTGCACCCGAACACGTACATCCTTTATGTCATTTAAGTTGCGTATTTTATGGGGCTGTTTCCGAAGGTACTGGTGAGTTAGTTTTGCGTAATCCAGCAATGGATACATTCAGTATGCTATACGGTTCGGGTGTAGATTTATTTACTGACTTGCACGTTGTATCCCCGAAGGTAGGGCAGATGGTCATATTCCCTTCTTTCATGCGGCATTACACAAAACCTCACATGGCAAATGACGATAGAATTATCTTTAGCTGCAACGCAAAGCTAACAGATATTCTTCCGTAGGGACGACAGCTAACGAGAAAATTAAGATATTGCTTAAAAGGAGATTTAACTGTGGCACATAGCAAAAAGAATGAAGGAAAGAGCAAGGCTTTCAAGACAATACACGCTGGAAAGCCTATCAAGAAAAGCAAGCCAAAAGGATTGGTAACTAAAAAATCTAAATGACAACTGAAGCTCAAATTAAACATTTAAAATCACTAGCCAGCAGCAAAGGCTGGGCAGAAATTAACAAGGTTATGGAGAGTGAGATACTACAACTTGCTCTTCTAATGGCTCGTAAACCTGACATGACGCAGCAGCAAATGGACTTCCAACGCGGTGCGATATG